CGCCTGCTTCGACGAATTGCCGCCGATGTCCTTTGCCGGCGAGTCGGCGATCCATCACCTGGTCAGCCCGGCTCCGTCGCTGCCGGCGCTCAAGGTGTTCCGCGTGCCGATCCCCGGACGGCTGTACGTCCTCGGTGCGGACCCGGCGGAAGGAAACCCGACGAGCGACGATTCCGCGTTCGACGTGCTGGACGTGGAGACACGCGAACAGGTCGCCACGCTGTCGGGCAAGTTCGAGCCGGCCGTGTTCGCCTCGATGATCGACTCGACGGCCCAATGGTACAACCGCGCCGGCTGCATGGTCGAGCGGAACAATCACGGCCACGCCGTCCTGATGTGGCTGCGGGACAACGGCAGCGTGCCGATCATGTCGGGCCTCGACGGCAATGACGGCTGGTTGACGAACAGCAAGGGCAAGTCAGTGATGTGGGATCGCACGGCGGACGCGCTGCGGGCGGGATTCGAGAAGCGGGCGGACGAGGCGTGCGTGATCCATGACTGCGGGACGATGACGCAGCTACAATCCATCGAGGGAGCGTCGCACAGCGCCCCGGAGGGCGAGCATGACGACCGGGCCGTGTGCTATGGCCTGGCCTTGTGCGCCGCGGCTGAGGTGGTGGTGATCGAGCCAGAGATTCACTTTGGGCCGAGACGATGATTCCGAAACAGCGGTTTCTCAGCGTTATCGTTGCTCCTGTCGTCACGTCGATTGTGGCGATCCTACTTTGCCGGTGGCTTTGGTAAGCCGTCCCGTCGTTGCGATTCCCCAGCCATTTTCGTTACACTGGCCGGCATGAATGCCGACATCGACCGCCTGCGCGAGTTGGCCGGATTGCCGACTCCCGGCCCCTACGATGACGAGTTCGCCCGGCTGGCCCGCAAGGTCGTGCCACTGCTATTTGCCAAGCTGGACAGTCCCCAACAGGCTCCGAAGATCGAGCGCAGCAAAAAGGACCGCTGATGCCCAGAGCCAGCGAACACTGGACGCGCCGGCTGTGGGGTTCCGTCGAAGCCGGCATCGCGCACTTCACCAAAGCGGCCAAACGCGCCCGCACGTCCGGTGAATCGCTCATCGCCGGCCTGCTCACGTCGGGCGGAACCTATGCCTATCCGAACGCCTGGACGCACGACAAATACGAGCAAATCCGCCGGTTCCGCGGCTGGCAATACGTCGCCATTCGCGTCATTGCCGAAGAACTGGCGATGAACCGGCCGCAAGTCGGATTCATCCGCAAGCCGGAACAACTGACCAAATCGCTTATCAAAAGCGGCCGGATCGTTCCGAAGTACATGCGGACGAAAGCCGTCAGCAACACGATCCAGAATCACGAGGCCATCGAAGCGGCGGACTCGGATGACCCGCTGCGCCGGCTGCTGAACAATCCGAACCGGCCCGATACCTGCTACACGATGTTCTACCGGACGGGCGTTTTCCTGGAGCTAACCGGCGAGGCGTACTGGCTGAAAATCCGCAACGGGTTTGGCGAAGTCATCGAACTCTGGCCGCTGTTTCCGCATTGGGTGACGCCGCGAGCCAGCGCTGAGAGGCTCGTTGACCATTACGAAATTCGGCCATTCGGTTACGGGTCCGGCGGCGTCGGCATTCAGCAGGTCGCGCCCGAAGATGTCGTGTCGTTCCTGTATCCCAGCCCGCTGACGATGACGAACGGCCATGCGCCGGTCGGGGCCTGCGGCGAGTGGGTGGACGTGAACGACGCGATCGAAGCGAGCCAGTGGTACGCCTTCGAGAACGGCAACCATCCTGGAGTTATCTTCGAGCTTGACCCCGACACCTACGCGAAGGGCAAGACGTTCGACGAGTCGGTCCTCGACCGCTTCTATGCGCGGTTCGACGCCAAGCACGGCGGGCGGGAGAAGCATCGCCGGCCGCTGGTGGTGAACCCCGGCATGACGGCGAAGCCGTGGTCGAACTCGCCGGCCGAGATGGACTACACCGACTCCAGCGATTCATCCCGCGACCGCATTCTGGCGATCAATCGCGTGAGCAAGACTATCGCCGGCATGACGGATGACGTGAAGTATGACAACCTGGCCGGAGCCACGGCGAACTTCATCGAACGCACGATGGCCCCCAAGCATTGCTTCATTGGCGAAATCGTCACGGAGCAGTTGGCCCGGATGGAGTTCGGCGAGGATTATCTCGTCTATTACGTCAGCGCCGCCAAGCCGACGCCGCAGCAACTCAACGAGGATATCCGGGTCGATCAGGCGAACGGGTCGATTACCCCGAACGAGCAGCGGGCGTTGCGGGGCCGCGAGCCGTTCGAGTTCGGCGGCAATAACCCGCTCATCGGCGGCATCGAAATGCCGTGGGCCGAGCAGTTGCCGGAAGATGAATCGCAGGATTGGTCGGCGCAGGATGAGACGGCGGAACCGGACCAATTCGAGGATGTCTGGTACTCGGAAACGAACGCCGACAAGGCGATGCGCGGGCGATTTGACGAGAGCAAGGTCCGCCGCGGGCAGCCCGACAACGCCGGCAAATTCGGGCCTGGCGGCGGCGGGTCGAAGCCCAGCAACGGTCGAGCCGCGCAGTCCGGTCATAGCGATCGGATGCCGTCGCACGAAGGCAATCGGCATGAAGGTAAGCAGCCGCCGACGTTGCCGTTCAAGCAGCCGCCCGAACCGAAAGGCAAGTCTGGCGGCAAAGCCGGCGGCTGGTCCTCGATCAAGGGCATGACCAATACGTCGCTTGGCGACATGGCGGAGCAGGCGGTCAGCCAATTCGGGCTGCGTTCGCTGCTGCCGGAAGGCAAGCGGCAGAACCCGCTGGACATGGAATACGACCACAGCGGCTACGCATTCGAGGTCAAGGCGTGTTCGGTGACGGCGACGGAATACAAGGCCAAGCCGAAGGCAAAAGAAGTCGCGGAGAAGGTGGCATACGCGAAGAAGCACAAGCTCAAGCCGGCGACGATGATTGCCGTGGTCGATGTCGCCAACGGCCAGATTCATGCATACTGGCGGCCTGGAATTGGAGCGTATAAGCTCACGCAATCCGGCGAGAACTGGCATTACATGGGCACGGTGTCGATCAAGAAACAGTCACTATCTCGCAATGGTGCGGCCTGATGGCGTTCCTGATTTGGACGAACGAGGAAGCCGACGAGGCGATCGACCTGGGCGATCCGTTCGCGCTCATGTCGGCCATGCAGGAGATCGGCGACGCGATCGGCGATGATACTGACGAGTACAAGCAACTCGGCGAAGTGCTGGACATGGGCGAGCAGGAAGTCGATGACGAATGGCTTGCAATGGTCCGCAAGCAGGCGAAACGATGCCTTGACGAGTATGACTTAGGCGATCATGCCCGGTGGGTTCTGGAGCAGTTGGCCAGCGGAAAGACCTGATGCAAGGCCGATGCAAAGATTGCCGGTGTTTCATTGAGAGTCGGTATCCCGACACGACTGGAGCATCGGATCGACGGTACGGCAAGTGCGCCAAAATTGGCTCGCGCGGAATCGTATCGGAGCCGAGAATAGCGTCCGCTTATGCGGCTGACATGCGCGACGCCTACTTGTTTGTTACCGGCGAGTTCGGATGCGTCTTGTTCGAGACTAAGACATGATGCGCTTCGCCGCACTACGTCAGCGACTCACGACATCGCGCCCGTTCATGCGGACGTTGCGGGCCATCTTCGGAACGCAGGCCGCCATCGTCCGCCGCGCCATCCGACGCAACGAAGCCATCGACCTGTCGCAGTGGACGAACGTGCTGGCCGAAGCCGCCGACGCGCACAATGCCCCCATCGCCAACACGTCATTCCGCAAGATGCTGACGCAGTATCTGCGTGAGACGCGCCGGCCGCGCGGGATGGGATTCGTCAACGTCGGGTCGAGCGTGCCGTATTCGATGGACGTGCCGGAAGTGCGGGAGTTCATCCGCCGCATGTCGATCGACTTCGCCATCGCCACGAACAAGGCGAGCGTGGCCCATGCCAACCGGGCACGGGACCAGTTCCGTGAAGCGCTCGCGCAGCACCTCGACACCGGCCGGGCCAACGTCAAGCTGGCCGAAGACCTCGACCGCATTTTCCACAATCCGCAGCGGGCGAGTCTGATTGCGCACAATGAGCAAAGCCGCGCGGTCCACGGCGGCCAGTTCCTGGCGGCGCATCGGTTCAGCGAGCCGGTGAATAAGGAATGGGTGGCCAGCGACGACGCCTGCGAAATCTGTCTCGGCTATCGGTCGCAGGGCGCGATTCCGCTTGACCGTCCATTCAGCACGACGGCCAGCAAGAACCCGGCGTATGCGGTCGTGCAGTTCGCTCCGGCACATCCGAATTGCTTTTGTTCCATTGCCTACAGCGTTATCTAGGAGCCATGCTCGTGGAACACGTTCGACTGTGGGTGTACATGCGAGGCGGCGGCGTTGTTCCCGTCAACGTGCCACGCCATCAGGTCAACGCGATCATGGCGGAGTGGGCGCAGTGGCGGGCGATGCCGGACGAGAACAAAATAGCTCGCGAACGCAACGGCGACGCGGTGGTCGGTCACTTCGACGACGAGAAAGTCTGCCACGCCGGGTATGATCTCGACGAAGTGGTCGCCATGTCGGTGAGCAAGATTACCGACGACGTGAACGAGAAGGTGATGAAGGCGCAGCTTCAGTTATTCGAGTTGAATCTGAAGATCGCGCAGAGTCAGTGGAAGTCGATGCAGGAAGGCGAATCGTGGCGAGGAGATGAGTAGCTATGTGGCAGACGAACAAACTGCCCACGTTATTCACGCCGGGAGAATCGGTCCTGGCCGTGACGTTTCTGCTGGCATCGCTGTGGTTCATTCTGCGGTATTGGCCGTCGTTTCAGCCGCTGTGGTGGGCGATGGCGACGGGGAGACGACGCCGGCCGTGATGTACTACCTGATCTTCTGGGGCTATCTGCTGGCGGCGATCGGCGTCATGCTGCTGTGGTACTGGTGGGAATGCGAGAACGAGAGCCGATTCGACAGGGAACAACGATACAAGCGGACGCATTGGATTCCGGTTCACTGGTGGGAACGATAGGAGAGCAATCATGCCAGCCCTGACCAATATCAGCAACACGACGGCGACGGCCGTGTCAACGAACAACACGACGCTTGTAACCTACGGCGTCACCGTCAAAGCGGACGGGGCCAACCCCGGCTACATCTATGCCGGCATCGGCAACACCGTCACGGCGGCGCTGGCGAACACGAACACGACCGGCGACAACACGGTCGGGATGCAACTGGCTGCCAGCGCGTCATTCGTTTTCACGCCGGCGCACTTCAAGCGGGCCGGCGTCACGGCCTATGCGTCGAACGTGTACGTTATCGCGTCGGCTGTGAATCAGCGGGTGTTTGTCGATTCCATCTGAGGACCATGTATGCCGGACGAAGCGAAGCCAGAGCAGTCGGTTCCGGTCGTTTATCTCGTCATGCCCCGCGCCGGCCCGGAGATCGTGTACGGGGCTGGCAGCGGACTGTTTCATTCCGCTCAGGGAAATCTGAAAGTCCTCATCGCCGAACACGCCGGCAGCGCGTCGCAGCGCAACCACAATGGCGCATGGTATGACGCGCTGAACAAACGGGATTGGGGCCAGGGCGACGAGAAGCCGACGCACTTCGCGATGATTCACGCCGATGTCTGCCCGCCGCCAGGCTGGCTCGATGTGTACATGGCGGAGATGCAGAAGTATGACGCGGACGTGTTGTCGGGTGTGATTTCCTTCCGCGATCATTCCGGCCTGACCTCGGTTGCGATCGAGAATCCCGATCATCTGCGCGATCCCGGCGAGCTATGGGCTCCGCGCCGGCTGACGAAATACGAAACAAATCGGCTGCCGGAAACCTTCAGCATCGCCGACACCGACACGCCGCAGTCGCGGTTGCTGTTCAATACCGGGCTGTTGCTCATCAACCTGCGCGGCAACTGGCAGGACGACACGGACTTCCGTTTCCTGTATCGCAAGACTCGACTCGGAGCCGATCTGTGGAGTCCGGACGGGACGTATACGCCGGCCGGCTATCGTGTTTTCGAGATGCGGTCGGAAGATTGGGAACTGGCCCGATTCTGCGCCGACCGCAAGCTCCGCGTCTACTGCACGCGGAAGGTCCATATCAAGCATGTCGGGCCGTGGGCGTGGTCGAATACGGAAGTCCTGACCTGTCCGCACTGCAAGGAATGCCTGGAGCAGACGACGGATACGCTCTACTGGAATCGGCAGACGGCCCGGCAGCAGGACATCGTATCGCGGGCGATCGCGTCGATGGTGACGCCGCGGCTGGTCATGCTGGAGCAGAAGATCGACGGCATCACGAAGGCCACGCAGCCTGCCGTCGTCGAAAAACAGCCGGCGGATGTGGTAACATCGGAAGCGAAGCCGGCGGAGAGCATGGATTACATGCGATTCGAGATGGGCGAGGGATAATCAGGAGGCTAGTTGATGAGTGACAATTATTGGACGACGCCGGCAACTGAAACCGAGATTTGCACCATTCCGGCTGAAGAACTCCGGAAGCTCTTGATGCGAGACGCTTCTGCTATCGTCGAGAGGACGGTAAGAAAGAATCCTGGAAAAGCTCAATGCGCCGTGACAATCAGCGCGTCGCCGGCGGTGTTGAAGCAAAGCCAGTTGCCTCAGCAAATCACGATCAATGTGGTTCCGGCTGAAGCAGACCGAGCGATTGCTTAGGGCGAGGGATAATCGCTTGCAGTTGCAATGGACGGCGGCGGAACTCAGGGCGATCCGGCAGTGCCTGCTGTCGGACGCCTGCCGAATGATTGACGAGAAAGTGTCGCAGGGCGGCACGGGGCAGGCGATGGCGGTGACGCTCAAGGCATCGTCCTGGGTGCT